TCATGCAGAATGTAACATTCCACTTGGAATAAAGGAGCGTTAAGAATATGGGAAAGACAATAGAAAAAATAGAAAGAGTGGCGAAAATGCTAAATGGACGACACATGCCAAAACCTTACGAAGTGTACAAACACTTTAAAGGGAACTTATATGTTGTTCTTAATGTTGCTCGCCATACGGAGACAAATGAATTGCTTGTAGTATATGCTGCTACAAAAGAAATGCAAAGAATCTATGCAAGACCATTACAGATGTTTATGAGTGAAGTAGATCACGAAAAATATCCAGATGCAAGGCAAAAATACAGGTTTGAGAATACGATGGAGGGTTAATTTATGATCATTGGATTTTTAAGCGGATTATTTATCGGAGCAGTAGCAGGAGTGGCAGTGATGTCACTCTGTGCCGCAGCGAAAGAGAGGGATGAGTTATGACAATAACAGAGAATCTTACAGGTGTCGTGAAAGAGGAACCAAAGACAATAACAGAATTTTTTGATGAAATAAAAAGCAACATCTGTGATAACTATTGCAAGTATCCAAGCGAAATAAAAGACTATGATGAGCTGATAGAAACAGTATGCAGCAAATGTCCGCTGCGAAAGTTGAACTAATTATTAGATTAGTTGAAATATTAGTTGAAGAATAAGTCGAAGGAGTTGATACATAATGGCATATAGAGATTGTCCGTGCCTAAATTGTAAAGATAGATCACACGGATCAAAGAGAGTTGCTTGTCAGACAGGATGTGAGAAGTATCTTTCCTGGAAGGCAAAGGAACAGGAATTAAGAAGAAGAGAGAAAGAATCACGGCCTTATTACTCAAATGCAAGAAAAGTGATCATAAGAAACCGCCAGATGAAAAGAAAGAGCGGTAGGCAGATATGATTGATCCATGCAAAGCCTGTGCAGAGATAATCTGCATGGGCATTTGTGCCGATCGGGTAAACTATAACGAATACTTAGACGGAATTAGGCAGCAGTTAATTGATTTATGTGAGAGGACAAGAAATGACAGAGAAAGAAAAGAACGAGAAAAAGAAAGAATATCTGAATCGATACAAGAATGCAGTTAAAAAATATAATTCACTCCAGGAACAAGAAGAACGGATTAGAGCAGAAATGGGACCGGGAGCGATAGAATATTCAGGAATGCCAAAAGCACATAAGAAAACAGATCTGTCGGATGAAATGGTGCGAATAGAGAGAATTTTAAACAAAATTATAGATCAAAAGAGAGAAATGCAGGAGATCCGCTTAGAGATCGAAGAAAAAATTGTAGACATTAAAGATGGTATGCAAAGTAGAGTGTTATATCTTAGATACATAAGATTCATGAAGTGGGAAGATATTTGTGTAGAGATCGGCTATAGTTGGAGACAGGTACATAGAGCACACTCTCAAGCATTAAAGAATTTGAATATTGATTAAAGATGGCACACTTTGGCATAGTATGGCACACTTTTTTTTGATATTATGTAGCATAGAAATTTAAAAAATAGGAGAAAAATCAATGATTGCATTAGAAGTTAAAGATTACTGTCAGAATTGTGCAGAATTTGATCCTGAAACAACAGTAAGTGAAAGAAGCTATTGTGGAATGACAGGGATGAACATTTTAACAGATACAACAGTCACATGTAGAAATGCACAGAAATGTAATCGATTATATGAATTTATCAAAAAGGAAAACGATAAAGAAATTTAAAGTAACATATTAGAAAAAATAGGCACCTTCGGGTGCTTTTTTAGTGCAAAAAAACAAGAAATTCTTATGGCAAGAAGGAAAGTGGTGAAGTGGCAGGATATGAAAACATAAGAGATGCAAATAACAATCGAACTCCGGAGGAACGCCGAGAGCTGGCAAAAAAAGCAGGCAAAGCAAGCGGTGAAGTAAGACGTAGAAAAGCAGATTTTAAAAGGACATTGAACATGCTGCTCACTGCTCCAATAGATAACGAAGAATGGAAGCCAGTTTTAGAGTCGTTAGGTGTTGAATGTACACTAGAATCCGCTTTGTTAATGGTACAGATTAAGGCTGCATTAGCAGGAGACACACAGGCAGCTAAATTTGTAGCACAGTATTCTGGACAAAGCAGTAGAGCAGAAGAAGATGTTGAAAATAAAAAGGCAGAAACAGAACTGATCAAAGCCAGAAAAGAAGCAGTAACAGGAGAAAACGAAACAGATGAGGCGTTAGATCGATTGGATCAGATACTAAAAGAGGTGCGTGATAATGCAGTTAAGCAAGAAACAGAATGAGTATATTATAAACGCAACTCATAGATGGAACATAAAATCTGGAGCAGTTCGTTCTGGAAAATCCTATGTAGATACAGCATATGTAGTTCCATTCAGAATCAGGGAACGTGCTGGTAAACCAGGACTTAATGTTGTATTGGGAGTGTCAAAAGAGTCAATAGAAAGAAACGTACTCCAACCAATGCGAGAAATCTATACGGAGAAACTAATCGGACAGATCAATAACAGAAATATAGCAAGAATTTGCGGTGAAGATACCTACTGCCTTGGAGCAGAAAAGATTAGCCAAGTAGCTAAGATTCAGGGTGCAAGCATCAAATACTGCTATGGAGATGAAATTGCAAAGTGGAATAAAGAAGTATTCCAGATGTTGAAATCAAGACTTGATAAGCCATATAGCTGTTTTGACGGTGCATGTAACCCAGAACATCCAACACATTGGCTGAAGGAATTCATTGATAATCAAGAATTAGATATCTATTTGCAAAGATACGCGATATTTGATAATCCATACCTTCCAGAAGAATTTGTTGAACAGCTATGTAAAGAGTATGAAGGTACGATTTATTATGATCGTCTGATTTTAGGACGCTGGAAGAGAGCAGAAGGTTCTATTTACAAGAAGTTTGCAGATGATCCTGAGGTGTTTCGATGTGAGATCGTTGATCAGATAACAGAAGATGCAAAATATAAGCAGATCAGGCAGCAGGACATTGTATCAATAGAAATAGGACTAGACTTTGGAGGAAACAAGTCAGGGCATTCATTTGTTGCAAGAGGATATACAGATGATTACAGGCTTGTTATAGGGATCATGTCAAAGCGGATCATGGCCAAAGATGAGAATGAGGATATTGACAGCAATATGCTTGATAAGCTGTTCTGTGAATTTGTGCAGGAGGTAATAGAGAAATACAGTGTGATAGATCGATACGGAGATGATGTTAGATATTGCAACGTTGAAACAGTCTATTACGATAATGCAGAAACAGTTTTAGGAAATTCAATCAGGAATGCAGTGGAGAAACGATATCCATGGATCAGTGTAAAGAAAGCAAGAAAAGCAACGATCAATGATCGTATAAGATGCACGGTAAAGCTCATGGGTGCTGAAAGGTTCTTTATAACGAAAGATTGTGAGTCACTGGAAACAGCCTTTTCAGATGCTGTCTGGGATAAAGAAGTAAAAGACAGAGATGAAAGACTGGATGATGGAAGTACAGATATTGATAGCTTGGATGCATTTGAATATACGATTGAAAGGGATATGAAATACCTGATTAAAGAGGTGGAAGATGTTTGATAGATTAAAAAGATTATGGAAAGGAATTGTGAGTATGTTCAGTTATACAACATTTAAAAATATATTGGGCAAAGACGTAGCATTAACACAGGCCATGATCGATGCAATAAATGACTGGAAAAACATGCTGTCGGGAAAAGCTGATTGGTGTGAAAGTTATGTTGAATCGCTACGATTAGAAGAAGGAATATGTAGAGAATTTGCAGATGCAGCATTGGTAGAAATGGAGATGCAGATTCTAAATAACGAACAGCTTGATAAAACACTGAAAAAGGCAGCAGTTGATCTGAACAAAAAAATGCAGAATGGATTAGCATTAGGATCTTTAGTGTTGCGGCCGTTAGGACCAGATAAATTTGAATATATAACAGCGGACAAGATGATACCGATCAGTTTCGATGATGATGGGAAACCAAACGATATTGCTTTTTTATCCGTAAAACGTGTCGGGGAAAATAATTATTACTTTAGATTAGAGAGACATTATTTCACAAACGGGAATCTGACGATTGAAAATAATTGCTATCATTCACAGAGCATGAGCGACATTGGACAGAGATGTGAGCTGGAAAATGTTCCAGAATGGGCAAAAATACAGCCGGGACCGATTATTTATCCAGGAATGACACAGATGGACTTTGGATATTATCAGAACCCGGTTGAAAACAAAATTGATGAAAGTGGATGTGGAGTGTCTATCTATGAATCAGCAACTGGATTGATTAGAAAGGCAGATCGACAGGCAGCACGTCTGGATTGGGAATATGAATCAGGAGAACGTGCAATTCATGTAGATGAACGTGCATTGAAGCATAGTAAAGGGAAAACGTATCTTCCTAAACTGAGCAATCGGTTATATAGAGGATTAAACCTTGATGATGGAAAGGACAAAGAGCTTTTTAAAGAATATTCTCCACAGATGCGAGATGAAGCATATAAAAGAGGATTAGAAGAATGCAAGCGAGAGATTGAGTTTAATGTAGGGCTTGCATATGGTGATCTGTCAGATGTTCAGGATGTTGAAAAGACAGCAACTGAGGTTCTGACATCAAAGACAAGGAAGTATAACAGGGTAACAGCAATTCAGAATAATTTGGAAAAATGTCTACAAGATTTTGTTCAGGCGCTGGCATTTTACAACGGATGCTATATGTCTGGAATCGAATTTGCTTGTAAGTTCAAGGATTCTATTCTGACAGATGAAGAATCAGAGAGGCAGCAGGACCGCCAGGATGTCAGCATGGGGGCGATGAGCTTATTAGAGTACCGGATGAAGTGGTACAACGAAGATGAGGAAACAGCAAGGGCAAAGTTGCCGGAACAAAATCAGGTGATGGAGTAAATGAGAAATGAATATAAAAATCAGATGGCCAACAAGATAGCAGCAAATTATATAAACCTGGAAGAACGAATCATTCAAGACATTGTACGGAGAATTAAGAAAACCGGAGAGATCACAAGTACAGCTGACTGGCAGATCAACAGATTAAGGATCATAGGATATTCAACAGAAGACATTGAAAAGATGCTCAAAGAAACGTTGAATAAATCGTATCCAGAAATGTTTGAGCTGTATGATAACGTGATTAATTGGGAGTATGTCAGAAACAAAGATATCTATGAACAGATCAATGCAGAGTACATTCCGTTTAAAGAGAATAACCACATACTGCAAATGATTGAAGCAATTACGCAGCAAGGCGTGGAAGACTTGGAAAATGTAACAAGGTCATTGGGATTTTACATAGATCAAAGAGGACAAAAGATCTTAACCCCGTTATCGCAGGTTTACACAAAGTATCTGGATAATGCGTGTTATGATATCGTATCAGGAGCATTTGATTATGGAAGCGTATTAAGGCGAACAATCACACAGCTGACTAACAGTGGATTAAGAACGATAGATTATGCATCTGGACGGCATAACAGGGTAGACGTTGCAGCAAGACGTGCAGTTATGACAGGACTATCACAGATTACGGGGAAGATTACAGACTACAATGCAAAGAAGATGGGAACAGACTTTTTTGAAGTAGCATGGCATGCAGGAGCACGTCCTACGCATGCGGTGTGGCAGGGAAAAGTTTGGACAAAAGAACAACTTGTATCAGTTTGTGGACTTGGAACAGTGACAGGATTGTTAGGTGCGAATTGCTACCATGAATATTATCCGTTTTTTCCAGGAGTATCAGAACGTAACTGGACTGATCAGTGGCTTGAAGAAAAGAATCAGGAAGAGAACGAACCTAAAGAATTTGATGGTAAACAATATACTGTCTATGAAGCAAAACAACGGCAGCGGAAGATGGAAACAGCAATGAGAGCTCAAAGGGAAAAGGTAAGAGCACTTGAAAAAGGGAAAGCTGATAGACAAGAAATCATGCTGCACAAAGCAAAGTACCAGGCACAGCTAAATGAATACACAAGATTTTCTAAGAAAATGAAACTTAGGAAGGAAAGAGAACGTATTTATTTAGACATGCAGGGAAAGGTTGCAACAAACAGCAAAAAACAAAATGCATTATTTCCTCCGGAGATGATAAAAAATGCATCAATGGATGTGAGACAGTATAAGCATTATAAAGATATCTTAGGAGATAATGCACCATCACTTGTTAAGTTTGGACAAATGAAATATAATGACAGTAAGAGATTTGAATTGCTTCAAGATTATACGAATTCTATCAAAAGTGGTATGATCTCACCGCTATCCGATTTTAAAAATTATGTTGCTCTTTATAATAAGGTCAATAGAGAAATTATAGGTAGAAGGTCATTCGATGGAATTAAGATCACTGGACAGAGAAAGCATCTTATAGAACGTGTGATTGGAACAATGTCGGATCCAAAGACGAAGAAGATACGATCAGGAGTTTCTATTGATGCAATCACAGATGCACTTGAACATCCAATTAAAATGATAGAAAAAGTCGATCAAGAAGGAAGAAAGAGTAAGAAATACATAGGAAGAATTGGTACAGTTACACTTAATCCAGATACAGGAGAGTTAATTCAATGTAATCCAACAGAAGCAAGATTTAGGAAGGAGCATTAAATGGAAAAGGTAAAATTTGAGTTAAGCAATGAGCAGATTCAGTTTTTAAAAAAGCACTATCCCAAAAATGATTTAATTCAAAAGATTTTATCAACAGAAACAGAAGGGAGATTTGAAGTTGATGAGGAGCCATATATTGATTTTATGGATTATCTTGATGATGAATCTGTAGCTTGGATGGACAAAGATTATAATGCAACACCAAAATCAATTATGATTGAAAAGATCAGGGATGATATTTATATTCAAACCAATTAACCACCAATGAAATCGTTGGTGGTATTTTTATATAGATTTTTAAGAAAGGAGGGAATATAGGATGAAGAAGAAAATGTTATTAGTGCTATTGGCAGCAGTTACATGTATGTTTGTTTTTGCTGGTTGTTCTGAATCATCAAAGGTATCAAGGAATGTATCACAGGAAGCAGATAATTTCAATGTTACAAGAAAATTGACAGTGATCAATGCCAGAACAGACACAGTGTTATTAGAACTTACAGGAACCTTTGCGTTAAAGAATAATGATGATAACGAATTGGAGATTATTATTGAGACAGCAAAGGGAAAATATCGTAAGGATTTGGTATATCTGAACGATTATACAATGTATGTTGTAGAAGATGTATCTGGAGCAGATGTAGACAAATATCATTATGAGATTAACTTCCTACCAAAGTGGGGAGCCAAGATTACTCATAAACAGTAGGAGGTGATCCAAGTTTATCTCCCGGCAGCAGGGTTAAGTTGCACATAGAACACGCAGAGAAGATCTGGGTGTTATTTTTATGTCCGAAATGACATTTAAACTAAGTGCATCTTGCGGATAGATGTTTAAACACCGCATCACTGTGGAAGCACCACATTTAAAAATAAGCGTGATAGTAGAAAGGAATATAATTATGGATTTTTTAAAAGAAGCATTAGGAGACAGATATCAGGAGTTTGCAGATCTTATCAAACAGCATAATGGAAAGGCAGAAAACAAAGACAAACAGATTAAGATTGCAAATCTTTCTACCGGGAAATATGTTGATAAGAAAAAATTTGATGATGCAGTTAAAGAAAAGGAAAAGTATGAAACTGATCTGACAGGAGCACTCGATAAGTTGAAAGGATTTGAAGGAGTAGATGTGAACGAGCTGAAAGATAAAGTACAGACATTAACATCTGATCTTGAAACAGAACGCACAAAGCATCAACAGCAGATTGCAGATCGTGACTTTTCAGATGCATTGGAAAAAGCGATCACAAAAGCTGGTGGAAAGAATGCGAAAGCGATTAAAGGAATTCTTGATATTGAAGCTCTTAAGGCATCAAAAGATCAGAGTGCAGACATTGAGGCTGCATTAAAGAAAACAAAAGAAACGGATTCCTATTTATTTGAATCTGAAGAACCAATTGACAATCCATTTGTCGGAGCAACGCATGGAAGCGGAGGAACGGACAATAATATGGCATCGATCCGTGCGGCCATGGGATTACCGACAGAGAGCAAATAGAAAAGAGGTATAAAGAATGAACACAATTGCTTTAAGAAAGCAGTATGCAACGCTGCTTGATGAAGTCTATAAATTAGCATCCTTAACATCTGTATTAGATGGACCAAATGAGTTGGTCAAAGAAGGTGCAAATGCAAATGAGATTTTAATTCCAAAGATGAGCATGCAGGGACTTGCAGATTACAATAAACAGACGGGATATGTTGCCGGAGACGTAACCTTAGAGTATGAAACAAAGAAATGTACATACGATCGAGGACGTATGTTTACTGTGGATGCAATGGATAATATTGAATCTGCTGGTATCGCTTTTGGAAGACTGTCTGGAGAGTTCTTAAGAACAAAAGTAGTACCAGAGTTAGATGCTTACAGATTTGCAGCTTATGCAGCAGCAACAGAGAATAAGGTAGCTAAGAATATTACAACAGGAAAAGATGCTATTGCAGCAATCCGAACAGGGAAAACGGCAGTAGAAGAAGCAGAAGCAAATCCAGAAACATGCTATTTGTTTATTAATCCAACGCTTGCCGGAGTGATTGATGACTTAGATACAACAGCATCAAGGAAAGTAATGGACGGATGGGCAGGAATTGTAAAGGTCCCAAGTAACAGATTTTATGACTCTGTTACATTGACAAGCGGTGGAGCTGGGGGATTCGAAAAAGCAGGAGAAGCGAAAGCAATTAACTTCTTGATCGTGCCAAAAGAGGCTGTGATCCAGTACCAGAAACATACGGTATCTAAGATTATTACACCAGAAGTCAATCAGAATGCAGATGCATGGAAGTTTGGATATCGAACAGTAGGTATTGCAGAAACAAAGGATAACAAAAAATCCGCGATCTATGCTCATACAGTGGCAGCAGAATAGGAGGGATGGTATGGTTGAGTACGAATTTTATACAAATAATTTTGGCGGAACATCCATACCAGAGTCCGCCTGGATGCGGTTGAGTATAAAAGCAGAGACAAAATTAAAAAAGTACACATTTAACCGGATTGATGAGCTTGACAATGTGATGAAATGTGCAATCTGTGACATGTCTGAATGTTTATTAGACTATGAAAGCAGAGAAGGCAAAACATCTGAAAACACAGATGGTTATTCAGTAAGTTACGACACAGCGAAGTCATGTGAATCAAAATTGTATCAAATCGCAAGTGATTATTTGCTTAATACTGGTCTTATGGACATGGAGGTGGATCATGATCACAAATGCATCTGCGACACTATATTCTAGGATTTACAACGCAGATAAGCGAATGGATGAATGGAAGAGGACACTGATAGAAAAGGTCTGGTGGCATGAATCCGAAGCATCATCAATCACATCCGAAGGTCTGAAAAGAGCAGATACTTTTGTGATCAGAATACCAGATACTACGATCAACATAAAAAAAGATGATTATCTTGTAAAAGGAATCTGCAATATCGATATAACAACAGCTAAGGACCTAAAAGGAACAGAATGCTGCAAAGTTACATCTGCAAATTACAACACATATGGAGCTAATCCACACATAAAGGTAGGTGGTGTGTAAATGGCACAAAAAAGAAATATTGTGATCAAAACACCAAGAGGCAGTATTTACACAGTAAAAACAGCAAACGGATCCGTGACAGCTAAGATGGAATGGAATCATGGATTTTCTGGACAAAAGAGTGCAAGCTTTGGAGAAGCCCAGGAGTTTGTCGATTCAGAATGTATCAGAAGGATGAATCCAGAGACACCGAGACTGTCAGGAGCTTTGATCAAGTCTGCGACACTTGGAACAGTGATCGGATCAGGAGAGATCAACCAGATCACGCCATATGCACGCAGACAGTATTATGAGCATAAAGAAAAGTCGCGCTGGTTCGAACGCATGAAAAATCGACATAGAGACAGCATTCTGAAAGGAGCACAAAAATATGCAGGAGGCTAACATTATTGATTCCATCCGATCGTTCATATTAACCTGTCCGTTCCTGGATAACTACAGAGTAAACGTGGATCACTTGTCAGAAGATATGAGTTATTCTGTTGATCCACTTCCATGTGATCCAGTGCTGCAAAAATACGTTGATGGTGGCAAAAAGAAACAGTTTCAATTTGCTTTTACCAGCAAGGAGCAGTATGACGAAGATGCAAGGATCAATATTGAAAACAGTGGATTCTATCAGGCGTTTGAGGAATGGATGGAGCAGCAGACGGATAAAGGAGAGATGCCGGAACTCAAAAATGAGAAACAGCATCCATATGAATTACAAACACTAAACAGCGGCTATCTGTATGATGCAGAGGGTGAACATGCCCAGTATCGTATAGAATGCCGCCTTCTTTATATACAGGAGGTATAAGACAAATGGAAAAGGCTAAATTAGTAAGACGTAGCCAGAGGGTTGCGTTCTATGGTGTTCCAGTTAGTGATGGTGAAGTTACAACGTACAACAGAATGGAACACTTTACAACGTTAACAGATGGAAAGAACCCGATCACATACGAAAGACAGTACGTGGACAAAGACAGTCAGGATTCTGACGTAACAGGATACGGAACAACTTTAGAATATGGATTCGATCATCATAAAAATGATCCAGTTCTTGCGGATCTTGCAAAAGTTCAGGATGATGAACTGACCGGAGAAATGAGAGATATCGTTGTGGTTGATTTGTTCGATAAGGGAGAAACAACGAAAGATGATGAGTTTGTAGCACGAAAGAGAACATATTCCATTCTTCCAGACAGTTCTGGAGATGGAACAGATGCATTACAGTATTCAGGAAGTTTTTCTGTGAAGGACGATATTGTAAAGGGATATGCGAAAGTATCCGCAGACGGAAAGACTTGTACATTCAGTGAGACAGCTACACCCTAATGTAGCTGTCGACATTGAACAGGCAGCAGAAGAAGATATTGAAAACAAAAAGGAGATTGAGCCATGAGCCAGAATAAGAACGAAAGAATTTGGAAGATCAATGGTCTTGAATTAGAGTTAGATCTTGAAGATGCAGACGTATTTGAAAAAACAATGAAAGCATTTGAACAGATGGATGAAGATGGAAAAAACATTGATAAGACAGGAAAAATGCCAGAATTTATCAAGAGATACTGCGAGATTTATTACAATGCATTTGATCGTATTTTCGGAGAAGGTACAGGAGAAAAAATCTTTAGTGGAAAGAAAAATATGAGAAACTGTGATGAAGTTTGGGATTCATTCCTTGGATTTATGCAGGTAGCAGTTAAAAAAGCAAATGAAAGAAGATTACAGTTAAGCGGTAAATATATGCCAAACAGAGATCAGAACAGGGAGCAGAGAAGGAAGAAAAGAAAAAAGAATTTTAATACATATAACGGTGGTAAAAACCGATGAATCCTTTATACGAGCCGTTTCCTGATTATGTGATTGCAAATGGGAAGAAGGTCAGAATTGTAACAGATTTTCGTGAGTATATAAAACTCATGGATCTGCTAAAGGATGAAGATATTGAGGAAGCAGAGAAGAAGCAGTTGCTTGCATGTTGGTTCCTTGATGATCCCGGTTCTGATTTTGAGGAATGTTTACAAGCACTGACGGATTTTGTAATAAATTACAAGGAAACGAAAGTATCAGAGGAAGAAGATAACAACGAAGAAGATATGAAACATAACCAAGTGATCTCATACAATCAGGATGCACCATATATCATATCTGGATTTTTGGAGTGTTACGGTATCAATCTGACAGAAATACCATATATGCACTGGTGGATGTTCCAGATGCTGATCGATGGAATGAATGAAGATTGCGAACTAAAGAAAAGAATGGGTTATAGAAGTATTGATCTTAACCAGATCAAGGATAAAGAAGAAAGAGAAAGGATCAGGAAGATTCAAAAGCAGATAGCGATCATTGATCATGAGGTCACAAGTGAAGAAATCGGAGATGCTTTTGGAAATATGATGTTTTGATGACTATGAAGATAAAAGAGATCCCATTTGAAAGAAAATGGTACTCATGCCCACATTGCGGTGCACACTTACTGATCTATGACAACACAGCTCAAAGCAATAATGTGTTCTTGAAGTGTAAGAAATGTGGGAATGAGGTAGAAATAAAAATTAAAAATTAGTGCATAAGTGAGCCATTGAGCCGTGCATATTCGAAAGGAGAATATACATGGGTTACGATGGCTCTTTAAAATTTGATACAAAAATTGACGAATCCGGATTTAATGCCGGAGTGTCAAAGATAAGCAGTGCTGCAAAGAAAGGTCTTGCTATAACAGCAGGAGCAGTTGTTGGTGTGGGTGCTGCCTTGGGTGCTATGACAAAACAATCATTAGATTCTGTATCAAAACTAGAACAGAATGTTGGTGGTGTTGAGACTTTATTTAAGAAAAGTTCTAAAACAGTCATAGCTAATGCAAACAAAGCTTATAAGACTGCTGGAATGTCCGCAAATGAGTATATGCAGAATGTAACAAGTTTCTCTGCATCGTTATTACAGAGCTGCGCCAAGAATACTGATAAAGCGGCAAAAGTAGCTGATATGGCTATGATTGATATGTCTGATAATGCGAATAAGATGGGAACCAATATGGTGGATATCCAAAACGCTTATCAGGGATTTGCGAAGCAGAACTATACAATGTTGGATAACTTAAAACTTGGATATGGCGGAACCAAGACAGAAATGGAAAGATTGCTTGCAGATGCATCAAAGATATCAGGTGTTAAGTATGATATCAACAATCTTGCAGATGTATATAATGCGATCCATGTCATTCAAAAAGAGTTAGGTATTACAGGAACAACATCTAAGGAAGCAGCAACAACAATTGAGGGATCAATGAACAGTGCAAAGGCTGCATATGATAATTTCTTAAATGGTTCAGGATCAGCGGAAGAACTTGCAGATTCCATAGCAGTAATGATGGAGAACATCGGAAAGAATCTTGGAGAGATCATTCCACGTTTGGCATCTACAATCCCAGAACTTTTTAGTACATTATGGGATGATATGAAAAGTGAGATGCAACAAGGTGTCCAGGTTGGAGCCGAAATGATCACCAGCATTCTCTTAGGTATAACAGAAGGGATACCTGATTTCTTATCTGTAGGTGGTCAGGTTATTATGTCGTTGGCAGGTTCAATAAGCTCTGCATCACCTCAACTTATTACTGCAGCAGGAACGGCAATACTTGCACTTGGGTCTGGAATCATGCAGGCATTACCACAGATGATCAGTTATGGAGTGCAGATCATAACGCAGATAGGAAACGCAATATCACAAGCAGCACCAGAACTCATACCTAAAGCAATTGAAGCATTAGCTCAATTTGCCCTTGGCTTAATTTCTGCATTGCCACAGTTGATCACTGTTGGAATCCAGATGATTACATCATTAGCACAAGGTCTGATTAATTCGATCCCTTTATTGATTGAGTATGTGCCACAGATCATCAATGCATTCTGTGCTGCAATAGACACAGGATTGCTGCAATTGATTGCTGCAGGTGTAAAAATCATTGCAAATCTTGTTATTGGAATTGTTCAGGCAATTCCGCAGTTGATTGCTGCTTTACCGCAGATCGTTCTGGCGATTATAAATGTTTTTACTCATATAAATTTATTTAGTGCTGGCAAGGCAATGATCGCAAATCTTAAAAATGGAATTGTGAGTGCAAAAGGTAATGCAGTAAAAGCATTTAGTGATTTAACGCAAAGCTTATGGAAGAAAATCACAACGACCAATTGGCTTAGTGCAGGAGGAAACATAGTATCCAAGATTGCTTCTGGAATTTCTATGTTTGTTAGCAAGGCAGCGTTAAATGCTCAAATTCTTGCCAGAGTGATAATGCAGAACATTACAAAAATAAATTGGCTAGATGTAGGTGCAAAAGTAGTAAGGAAGATAGCATCCGGATTATTAAGCTTAGCTGGAAAGATGGGAAGTACAGCAAAAAGCTTAGGAATGCGTGCTGTTACTGCATTTAGAGGAATTAGCTGGGGAAGTGTTGGATCAAACATCGTAAAAGGTATTATTGGTGGTATTGGCGCGATGGCCGGGTCTCTGGTAAGCAAAATGCAGGGACTTGCAAGTAGTGCTTTAAGTGCAGCTAAGAAAGCATTAGGAATCAAATCGCCTTCTAGAGTATTCAAAAAAGAAGTTGGAAAACATATTGTAACTGGTATTATAGCCGGAATTGATACAGAGCAAAAGAATCTTAAAAAGACGATGGAAAGCTTGTGTAACACAGCGGTATCATCTGCAAAGAACGCAAGCAAAAAAGGAAACTTTGAAGACATAGGAAAGACATTTACAGACGGTTTGTCGTCTGCAATAGATACTCAAGTTTCAAAAGCGACAACAGCTGGAAAGAATCTGATCAACAAGGAGATCAAATCTGGAAAGAATAAGGACACGGATCAATATGATAAAAAAATAAAAGATCTAAACAAAAAGATCAAGAAAGCTAAAAAAGAGAAAAAAAGCACAAAATCTTTAGAAAAGCAGTTAAAACAAGTTAAAGATAAGAAAAAAGCAGTGGCAGATACGTATTCACAGCTTGGAAAATCTATGATCACAGCCTATAGTAATGCAGTTAAACAGCAGGGGCAGCAGATCATTTCACAAGCAGAAAAAGAGATAGAAGAGTTATCAGCATCTTATCAAGAAAAATACAACTCATTGATCCAGCAAAGAAGTGACATGATCTCAAAACTGAGAAGTACCGGATCATTATATGATCTGGATGGAGATTTAGAAGCGATAAAAAATTATCAGAATCGTATCAGGGCATTAAAAGGTAAAATCCCAGACACTCTTATGCAGCAGATTCTTGGAATGGATGTCGCAAGTGCAAATGATTATATGGAATATTTGCAGTCACTTGATCCAGATAAATACCAAGACTACATAAATAAATGGAATGAGATTTACAACGGATCAGAATCTTTTGGAAATGATTTCTTTCAAAGTGATCTTAATGATTTGGAGAACACTTATGAGACTGAATTGACAGGAAGATTAAACGATCTGAGTAAAAAAATAAATCAGATTGGTCAGAATACGATGAAAGGGTTCATTTCAGGAATGCAATCCCAAACAAAAGGAATGACCAAAGCTGTAAATTCTATGTGTAATAGTCTGATCAAGAGTATGAAAAAGAAGTTAAAGATTAAATCCCCATCAAGAGTTGTAAGGGATCAGGTTGGAAAATATCTTCCACTTGGTTTAAGCGCAGCGTTTGGAAAATATATGCCACAAGCAACGGTGCAGATGGAAAAGGAGATTGATACATCTTTAGCGGCAATGCGGAAGAAGGTCGAATCTGTAGAATATCCAAGTCCGGATACCCCGAACTATAACGGACCAGGAGGGTATAAACCTGTTGTGATCGTACAGGATAATAAACCTGTAGAGGTAAATGCAGAAATTCATACAACAGTAGATCTTGATGGTAAAACAGTCGGTAAACAGATAACACCTTATGTAGATAAGAATCTTGGAAATGCGCAGACAAGGGCAGAAAGAAGGAATTGATAGATGTTTGATGTAAAAATAGGCGAGTATAGCATGTATGAGGATTTTGGGCTACAGGCATTGTCGATTGATCCAGGATCTGCAGGAGTAGACGAGAAGTTTAAAGAAATCCCAGGGCGTAACGGAGATTTAGATCTTACGGACGTCCTGACAGGATTTCCGACTTATAAAAACACAACAATGAAAATCACATTTGATTTTAAAGACGGAAACTATGATTTATGGATTGCACGTGCAAGCGAGTTACAAAACAAGTTGCACGGAAGACGGATGAAAATGATTTTAGGGAATGACTCTTTTTACTACGAAGGAAGAATTTCAGTAAGCACTGAAAAGTTGAATAAGCAATATAGCAGTGTTGAGATATCTGTGAATCGTGATCCGTATAAATACGAATTACAGTCGTCTGTTGAGGACTGGGAATGGGATACTTTTAATTTTGAAACAGGAATTGTAAGAGAATATGGAAATTTGCAAGTAGATGGAACGCTTGAGCTGATTATTCCTGGGAGAGTAATGAGAGTTATTCCAATTTTTGAATGTAGTGCAGAAATGCAAGTTACATATAATGGAGTGGTTTATACGTTGCCAAAAGGGAAAAGCAGATCGCCGGATCTGATGTTAGGCGATGGGGATAATAAATTGATTTTTAACGGAAACGGCACAGTATCTGTAGATTATCAAGGAGGCAGTTTGTAATGTATAAAGTGAAGATGGGTGGTCGATATATCTATCACCCTTGGGATAAGACATTGCAGATAAATGACCCTAAATTAGAAACAGAATTGAATAAGAATGGATCATTTACATTCTCTGTATATCCCGATAATCCGTTTTATAATTCATTTACAGAGTTTAAAACAAGGATAAAGGTAATCAGTTTCGACGAGAAAAATAATGAAAAGGAAATTTTTTGCTGTAGAGTATTAAGCGAGGATATGGACTTTGATGGAGAAAAAACGATAACTTGTGAAGGTAATATGGCGTTTTTGCTGGATTCAATTCAGAGACCGTATAGCGGAAACTATACACCGGATACCTTGTTTCGTCTGTTTATATCAGCTCATAATGATCAGATGGAAACTGAAAAACAGTTTAAAATTGGGAGGATAACAGTATCAGGAGAAGAAGTAAAATACGATGAAAGCGACTACAGCGATACAAGATCAGCAATTGAAAACAAACTTTTAAATGTTTATGGTGGCTATATCCGTACTAGAAAAGAAAAAGATGGTTATTATATTGATTATTTAAAAGAATATGAAGATGTAGAAGGTCAAATGATCCAGTTTGGGGATAATGTTTTGGATATATCTAAATACATAAAGTCAGAAGGAATTAAAACGTGTATTATCCCTATTGGGGCAACAAACAGTGCAACAGGAAAGCCGATTACAATCAAGAGCGTAAATAATGATATGGATTATATTTACGATCAAGCAGCAGTTGATGCATTTGGAATGATATTTGGAACAGTGAATTATTCAGACGTGGAAAGTCCGGAAATATTATTAAAACAAGCGCAAGAATATATAAAAGATGTAGTGAATCTAGCAATAACTATTGAACTTACAGCTGTAGACCTTAAAGATGCAGGGTTTGATGTAAAGGAACTGGAAATAGGCGATAAGATTCCGGTAATATCAAAACCACACGGTATTGATTCTTATATGCAGATCAGCAAGATAAGCAGGAACTTAAAGCAGGCAGATGACAGTAAAGTTACATTAGGATCTACGCTGAAAGCTTTAACAGACAAGCAAGTTAACAATGCAGATAGTGTTTCTTCGAGAATTTCAGAGATCCGATCGGAAATGTACAACCTCCCAGGATTAAGCCTGGAGCCAATCACAAATGAAGTTTTAGAGGGGATCTTAAATTAAAGGAGAAAATGAATGGCAGATAATAATTATCTTGATTTAAACGGTGTCTCATATTTCTGGCAGAAGATAGTAGCAAAGATAACGAATATGATCGCAAATAAAGTGGACAAAGTAGATGGCAAAGGGTTATCTACAAATGATTATACAACAGTAGAAAAAGCAAAGCTCGCAGGAATTGCAGAAGGAGCGAATAAATATACGCACCCTACGACAAGCGGAAACAAACATATTCCATCTGGTGGTAGTGCTGGACAGATCTTAAGATGGGATTCGGATGGTACTGCAGTATGGGGTGCAGATAATAATAATACCACGTATAGCGATATGAAAGGAGCAACCACATCCGCAGCAGGTACACACGGATTGGCACCAGCACCTGCAGCAGGTGCAGCTAATAGGTATTTAAGATCAGACGGAACATGGAGTGTTCCGCCTGATAACAATACGACATACAATGATGCGACGCAATCTTCACATGGGCTTATGACTGCGGCAGATAAAAAGAAGATCGATGAGTTACCAACAAATGCAACGCTATCAAGTACATATGCAAAGAAATCTGAAATCACAGGTGTTTATAAATACAAAGGATCCGTGGCAACAGAAGATAAATTACCAACATCTGGACAAACAACAGGAGATGTTTACGATATTGCAGCAGCATCATCTTATGGAGCTGCAGGGATGAATGTTGCATGGAATGGAAAAGCGTGGGATGCTCTAGGGGAAAAATTTCAGATTGCTGCAATTACAAATACATGGATGGACGCAAATCTTACATAAAGGACGGTGTTTAATGTGGCAAGTTATTTAGATGAAACAGGGCTTTTAAAGCTGTGGAATAAAATAAAAAACTATGTGAGTAATCACACAGGAAACAAAAACAATCCTCACGGAGTCACAAAGTCTCAAGTAGGATTAGGAAGTGTTGAAAATAAATCCAGTGCAACAATCAGAGGAGAAATAACGGCATCAAACGTAAACACAGCGTTAGGTTATACGGCTGCAAAACAGACAGACGCAAATAAGGCGATTACAGGAATTTCTGCGAGCGGAACAACTCTTGTATTGACACAATTAGATGGAACAACAAAATACGTAACGGCAGAGCTTGTAAAGGGACAGATGATCTATTGCTGCAGTAACAGTGAGGATCAGATTTATTGCTGTTAAATGAAAGGGGAAATAATAATGGCATACACAAAGAAAACATGGGTAAAAGGAAATACGCCTTTATCCGCAGAAAATTTTAATCATATGGAGCAGGGAATTGCAGATGCACACACAGATATTGCGCAGCTAAATTCTGACTTAAAAGATGCACTTGTAACTCAATATGCCGAATTGAATGGTACTGGAAACA